TTTCCTTATGCTGCGCCGAAGGCCACACCTCGGCCAACACCAGTAGGCAGCGTAGCCGGGGCAGCAAACTTCGTACCAAAACCAGAGCCAGACCAAGGGTAGGCCGAGATGATGGAACCGAAGTAGTCCGATACGGCGATGGCATCGCCCGTTGGGCTGAAGGCTACACCACTCCCGGTTACTCCCGGCAGCGTAGCCGGATTAGCGAACTTAGTGCCGAAACCCGAGCCAGACCACGGGTAAACGGATACATAGGGCGAGTTAAGGTGCGCTACAGCGATGGCGTTGCCCGCTGGACTGAATGCTACGCCGTTACCAGCGCCGGGCAGTGCGGTAGCCGGATTAGCAAACTTCGTACCGAAACCGCTGCCGCTCCAAGGGTAGGCCGAGATGAAGGGTGAGGTAGCGTGACCTACCGCGATAGCGTTGCCAGATGGGCTGAAGGTTACGCCGTTGCCATCTCCCGTAGGCAGCGTAGCCGGATTAGCAAACTTAGTGCCAAAGCCAGAGCCAGACCACGGATAGGCAGAGACGAATGGCGTCGTAAGGTGCGCTACAGCGATAGCATTGCCAGATGGACTGAAGGCTACGCCTCGGCCTTGGTCAGTAGGAAGCGTAGCCGGATTAGCAAACTTCGTACCGAAACCCGAGCCAGACCACGGATATGCGGAGATACGAGGGCTGCTAGATGACGCCACAGCGATGGCGTCGCCCGTTGGGCTGAAGGCTACACCACTCCCGGTGCCAGCTGGCAGCGTAGCTGGATCAGCGTATTTAGTGCCAAAACCCGAGCCAGACCACGGATAGGCGGAGACGAATGGCGAAGTTTGGTGCGCTACGGCGATAGCGTCCCCTGCGGAGGTAAACGCTACGCCTTGGCCATTACCAGCTGGCAGCGTAGCGGGGTCGGCAAACTTCGTACCAAAGCCACTGCCGCTCCACGGGTAGGCGGTGATGAAGGGCGAAGTTTGGTGCGCCACGGCGATAAACTGTTGCTTGTTCCCCGCAATCGGCCACAGCCCCTGCTTCGCCCAATACGCCGCCTCGGCAAGCGTCCACACGCCCGGAGCCGCACCGTTCTGGAACGGGCCAGCGGGCGTCACAGGTGTCTTGCGGATCAGGCCGCCGGGCCAACGATTGCTCATTAGCCCGCAGTCGGCCAGACGACGTTAAACGGGTCACTCTGGCTATTCGGCAAGTCGCGCAGTGCTTGGCGGTAGACGGCCCACTGGAGGTTGTCCACGGGAGCGTCGGCAAGCTGCGTCCAGTCACACGCGGCCAGCTTGGCGTTGCGCTCGGCACGCACGGCAGACCACTGTGCGGCGGTTTCGTCGGCGGTGATGTCCGCCAGCGCCCAGCGTTCGAACCACATACCGTCCACCAGTTCAGGCGCGGCGCGCACGTTCTTCTTGCCAGTCGGGGCATTGTCCGGAGTGGTCGGCTGCACCGGAAAGCAGTGATACTCTGCCGCAATGGCGTCGGTGATGTCCACAGGGAACTTCACGCCGGGGTTGGCAAGACGCAGATCGGTCAGGGTGTAGGGATACACCGCCGAACCGCCGGGGGGATTTAGGTAGTAGAACATCAGTTAGCCTCCAGTTGCTTGGCCATCACGTCGCGCATGATGGTTTCTTTTGCCTGCTCAACGAGCGAGCTACCCAGCAGTTCGCGTAGGCGGATAGCAAACTCGGCCATCACTTCGCAGTCGGCGTGGTTCTCGGCAATCTCTTGCAGCGCCAACTGGTAATTGTCGATGTTGATCTGGTGGTGCATGACCTCGCGCTGACGGTGCTCGTAGGCGTCAGTGAGGATCTTGGTGCGTTCTTCGTTGAGGTCGATCATGTGTTGTGCTCCTTGGTTAAATCAGCCCAAAGGCCACGTCGATACCTTGCCCCGCCGGTAACGTAGCTGGGTTGGTGAACTTTGTACCGAAGCCGCTGCCACTCCACGGGTAGGCGGTAACGAAGGGGGACGTAGCGTGCGCCACGGCAATTGCATTACTAGTGGAGTTAAAGGCTACGCCTTGAGAAAAGCCCGCCGGTAACGTAGCAGGATCGGTAAACTTTGTACCAAAACCACTACCACTCCACTGATAGGCGGTGACGTATGGCGACGTATTGTACGTTAGAGCGATGGCGTTGCCATCTGGGGAGAAAGCTATGCCGTAGCTGTCGCCCGGCGGCAATGTAGCCGGATTAGAAAACTGTGTTCCAAAGCCCGCCCCAGACCACGGGTAGGCAGTAACGAATGGGCTTGAGAAATGCGCTACGGCGATGGCGTTGCCACTAGGCGAGAAAGCAAGGCCTAACCCGTTTCCTGTTGGGAAAGTGGCCGGGTAGGCAAATCGAGTACCAAAGCCGCCGCCACTCCACGGGTAAGCGTTGACAAGCTGGCCAGATATGGAGGCAATAACGTCGCCTGCCGGGTTGAACGTTACATCACGAGCAATTGCTGCCGGCAACAATGCCGGATTGGCGAACTTCGTACCAAACCCGCTGCCGTTCCACGGGTAAGCGGAGACAAAGGGCGATGTGAAGTGCGCCACAGCGATAGCGTTGCCTGAAGGGGTAAAGGCTACGCCTTCGCCGTTTCCTGCGGGCAGCGTTGCCGGGTTCGCAAACTTCGTGCCGAAACCAGCGCCGGACCAAGGGTAGGCAGTGATAAACGGCGTAGTTTGATGCGCCAAGGCGATGGCGTTCCCAGAGGTGGTGAAAGTTACGCCGGTGCACTCTCCGGTAGGCAGCGTAGCTGGATTGGCAAATTTCACGCCGAAACCGCTGTCGCTCCACGGGTAAGCGGTGACGAATGGTGTGGTGGAATGCGCCACGGCGATAAACTGCTGCGGCGGCACCGGCCAATTTCCAGCCGCCACCGCCTGAAGCTGCTGGGAAAGCGACCAGACGCCGGAATACGAAGGCATCAGAGGTTCCCCGTGTGGAAGGAGCGCGTGGTCATAGGGGTTCCTTAGCCGGCACCGAAGGCGACGCCGTTGCCTTGACCGGTTGGCAACGTGGCCGGATCGGCAAACTTCGTTCCAAAGCCGCTGACGCTCCATGGATAGGCAGAGATGTAGGGAGTGAAGCCATTCGTTACAGCGATGGCGTCGCCTGTAGCGTTAAAGGCTACACCCAAGCTCCCATTGGACGGTAGAGTAGCCGGATTAGCAAACTTCGTACCAAAGCCACTGCCAGACCATGGATACGCAGTGACAAAGGGAGTGGCGTCGTGCGCCACGGCGATAGCGTTGCCAGAAGGTGAAAAGGCCACACTATTCCCGTTTTCGGAGCTTCCGGGCAGTGTAGCAGGGTTGGCGTATTTCGTACCAAAGCCAGAACCGCTCCACGGATAGGCGGTGACGCGGGGAGCCGTAGCGTGCGCTACGGCAATGGCATTGCCCGTTGGGCTAAAGGCTACGCCTCTGCCAATGCCGGTCGGCAGCGTATCGGGGTCGGCAAACTTCGTCCCGAAGCCGCTGCCGCTCCAAGCGTAGGCGGTGATGAACGGGGTGGCAGCGTGCGCTACGGCGATGGCATTGCCAGTGGGAGAGAATGCTACTTCTTCGCCTCGACCAGTCGGCAGCGTACCGGGGTCGGCAAACTTCGTCCCGAAGCCGGAACCGCTCCACGGGTAAGCAGAGACGAATGGTGTGGTGTCATGCGACACAGCGATGGCGTTGCCTGCCGGAGAGAATGCTACGCCTCTGCTGGTACCAGTCGGCAGCGTTGCCGGATTGGAGAACTTCGTACCGAAGCCAGAACCACTCCATGGGTAAGCGGTGACGAGAGGCGTATTAGGGCCATACGCCACTGCGATAGCGTTGCCGGAGGGGCTGAACGCTGCGCTAAAGCCAATTGATCCCGCAGGTAGTGTGGCCGGATCGGCGAACTTCGTACCAAAACCAGAGCCAGACCACGGATACGCGGTAACGAAGGGCGACGTGGTGTGCGCCACAGCGATATACTGCGGTAACGCAGGCGTAACGCTATTACTCGCCCCGCTCGCGGGCGAAGGCCCGTAGCTGTTCAACGCGGTGACGCGGAACGTGTAGGCGGTGCCGTTGGTCAGGCCGGAGACGGTAATCGGCGACGACGCGCCAGATGCGCCAACGCCGCCCGGAGTGCTCTGCACGGCGTAGCTGGTGATGGCCGATCCGCCAACATTGGCCGGCGCGGTGAAAGCCACAGACGCGGACGCATTGCCAGACGTAGCCGTGCCAATCGTCGGTGCATTCGGAGCCTGAAGCGGGTTGAACCCTACACCGAGGATGCCGCCCTGATACCGTTGCGACATGAGCAGTCCTTACGAGATGTCTTCCCACGAGCAAGTTACGACAAGGTCGCTGGCTGTACCAGCCGTCGCGCCAATGCTCTCGTTTTCCTTGAGGTAAATCGACGTGGTCTTGTCGACGACGATCAGCGAGGCGTCAGCGGGCACCGAGACGGTCGAGGCAATTGGGTACGCCGTGCCGCCCAGTGCCGCCGCGCTGTACTTGTTGACCGTGATGTCGGCGGCGTTGGTGCCATCGACATTCGCCACGATGATCGTGTTGATCTTGTACACCTTGCCGCTTGACGCGGCGTTACTCACGATAGACGTGGCTGCGGTGGTAGTCAGCGAGACGCTGCTGTTGTCGCCTCGAATGGCGGTGACAGCAACAATATTTGGATTGGCCATGACCTATTTCCTCACAGTCCGAAGATGATGGAGAAGGCGATGGCCTGCCCCACTGTTGCGCCACTGGCAGCCGGAGCCGTACTCGCCCACGTTGTACCGTTGCTGGTTAGGACGTTACCATTGGTACCGGGCGCAACTACTTGCACCGCCGATGTGCCGTTACCGAGCAGGACGTTGTTGGCCGTCAGCGTCGTCGCGCCTGTGCCGCCGTTGGCCACGGGGAGGAGGCCATAGCCGTCTGATATAACCTTCTCTGCCGGGTAGGAAGAGAACACCGTGCTGGTGCCTACAAGGGTAATAGCAGCACCCGCTGCACTAGACGACAGGATCGTTGTACGCGCCAGCGTGGGGCCGGTCGTAGAGTACGTGCCGATCCCGACCTCCCAATCTGTACCGCTGGTGATCGTGTAGTACGTAGTGTTACCGTTGCCGACGATCGCAAACGACTGAAAGCCGGATACGGCGCCGGCAAGAGTTACCGTGCCGGTCCCCGTAGTGGCCGTCGTTTCCTGCACGCGGTTAGAGAGAACCAGTGCCATGTGTTAATCCTCGCAAGGGTTTACAACGCGAAGATGCCCGAAGCGTTCCACGTGATCGAGATGTCGCCGCCGTTTGGCGTCACCGGCAGGCCGGTGACTGACGTGTCGATGTACGCCACCAGAGGCGACGTGGCGGCGGTGCCGGTGTCGACGTACAGCACAAGCGCCTCGATTGAGGCGCCGGTGACTGCCGTAAAGGTAGCATCCGCGCCGTCGAACACGCCATTGGTGAACGTCTTGCTCCCGATGGTCTGCGGCGTGCCCACGACGGCCGACGAGACCGAAGTGTAGAACTGATCCGCCGCGTTGTAGGTGTAGACGCCCGTGTCCACCAGCGCCACCTTAACGGTGCCGGCCGACAAGTTGTTGTTCGCAGTGAACTGGAGCAGTTGCTCCTTCCACTTCGGGTAGAGTGCATTGGCCATATTGAGTTTCCTTTACGCCTCAGTCTCAGTACCTGCCGCCCCTCGGCATGACCGCAAGGCCGCCCATTCGGTAACGCGGATTTGTCTGCGGGGCACCGGGCAAGGCTGCGGGAGCTTGTGGTGCGGGGGCTTGCACTGGCGGCTGTACCGGCGGCGGATACACCGGCATCGGCTTACCAATCGGCTGCGGCATCAGCATCGGCGGCTCCATCGACGGCTGCATCGGCGGTGTGAACGGTGCCGGAGTGCCAAATAGGGTTGGCGGGGTTAGGAGAGATTGTCGCAACTGGCTCTTAGTCATATTTGTGCCCAAGTAGCCGCCGCTGGACGGCTGCATCGGCTCGGAATAGTAGCCGCCGCTGGGCGGCTGCACCTGCTCCATCGGCGGCGAATACACCGGCATCGGGTTGAACCCACGGCCATACTCCGGCGGCAAAACCATCGGCATCTCCGGCGTCGACCGCCCACGGTCGTACACCGGCATTTGCGGCGTCGAAACCCTCGGCCTATCAATCGCAATGCCCGGATCAACCGGCGGCTTCTGGCCGGCAAACAGATCCCTCGTTGGCTGCTTCGGCGGCGTAGGCGCCTGCTTGGCGCCGGCGCCAAGCAGACCCCTCGCTAACGGCCCCGAAGCAGCCCGAAGTGTTGCGCTGGCGTTTTCAGCGGCAGCTAGGGCACGAGGCGACATCTGCTGCTTTACAAAAGCGTTATGAGCCGCTTGAGCCTGAGCGTTGGTCATCGTACCGGCTTTAATCTGCTCACGCAGCTTGGCCCCGTAGGCGGCAGTAGTTTGACCCATTGGTTGATTGGTTACCGGACCGCCATTGGCGTACTTGCGTGCGGGGCCGTTGTTCTTCGACGCGCCCTTCGGCATGGCAGCGAGGCCGCTGGCCTTCTTCATCACGCCGCCCTTTGCGCGGGGGGTCGTGCGCAGCACGGCGGCGCGATCAGCGGCGTTCATCTTGGACATGCGATTACCGCTGTCCACGCTGTCGCCGATCAACGGCAGGCGCGAGGCCACAGGCACGCTCTTCTTTGCCGTCCGCAGCACGGCAGCGCGATCAGCGGCATTCATCTTAGACATGCGGTTGCCGCTGTCCACGCTGTCGCCGATCGGCGGCATGCGGTTGCGCGCGGCGCCGCCCTCGGCCTTCTTCATCGGCGTCTTGCTCTTGCCGGCTTCGCTCATGGCAATCGCCATCGCCTGCTTCGGGTTGGTCACCGTCGGGCCGCTCTTGCTGCCGCTGTGCAGCTTGCCGGACTTGAACTCGCCCATCACTTTACCGACCTTGGCGGCGCCCTTGACGCTGCCGCCCTTGGCGTAGCAGGAGCCGCCGTCCATGTTCGTCATGCGCGTCGTGTTTTTGAAACCGTCCATGTCACTTACCTTTCTTGCGGGCCGCAGCCAAGTTGTCGACGAGATTTGGATAAGGACGGCCCGCCGCAGCCGCACGTGCCTTAGCAGATTTCTTGCGCTTCACCGATAGACTTTTCGGCTTGCCAAGATCCTCGGGTCGTTTCTTGTCCCAGATGGGCTTGACGGCGAAGTCACTCATGTCAGCAGTCCCACTTGCGCAGAGCCAGCGCCTTGCGCGTCGGGCGTCCCTTGTCGTCCTTCATCGGCCCCTCCATGCCGCCCATACGTGCGCAGAACGAGCTGCGCCGGGCGGCGGCTTTCGGTGACTTCTTGGCCTGCTTGGCGCTGACCGGAGGCTTGATGTCTTGGCCCTGCGCCCGCAACGACGCGCGGCCCTTGGCGTTGAGACCGCCCTCGGGGTTCTTGCCCTCCTTGCGGGTCCACGCGCCGGCGGTGGCGAGGCCACCCTCCTTGAACTGCTTGCGGACGCCGAGGCTGACGTTGGCGCCGCGCGCCGGGTCGTAGCCGCCGGATACCGACACGGGGCCGTCCTCGTAACGCATCTCGCCGCCGAAACCTGCGCCGGGTTCATAGCTGCCGGATACCGACATCGGACCGCGCGCATACTGCGCCTGAAGCATCTGCAGCCTCATATCGTCGTCGAGGGCGGCGTTCACGTCGAAATTGCCACCGGCCATGGGCATGCCCGCGCTGCCCTGCATTCCCTGAAAACCGCCGCGAGGCCCCATCTGCGCCTGCACGCCGACGTTGGCGGGACCCACCTGCGCCTGCAGGCCGCCCTGCATGCCCGCAAACTGGCCTCCCATCGGCTGCTGGGCGCCCATGGGAGGCGCGCCGAAGGGTGCGCCGGGGTTCGGTGCCCCGGCAGGCATCTGCTGCGCCATGGGGCCAGCCTGACCGCTAACGGGCGGCTGCTGTTGGTTCGGTGGCGGCCCGAGGGGGCTGACGCGCTGCGGCAAGCCGAGGGCGTCGTCGATCTGACGCTTGGCTTGCGCTATCCGGCTGTCGTAGGTGCCGCCATTCATGCCATTTATTCCGCGTACGACTTAACCATCTCAAGGATGATAGTGTACCTGTCACCGGCGCTGGCGTCGTGAGTAGAGAATTGGATGTCGCCATTCTTACCTGTGCCTGCGTTGTTCCACAGACCGCCGAACTGCGTCAGGTCCATCGAGTACATGGTGTTCTGCGGGATTGACGTGATAAGCACGTCCGTGGTGGCGTCCCAGAACATGTCAACAATTAGGCCGTGGGTAAATGCGTGTATCTTGACGATAGTCACCCCGTCGCAGGCCTTGCCGAAGGCGCTGGAGGTGAGTGTCGATACATCAACCTTAGTCACCTTGGTTTCCCCGGTGCCGTCGGATATGTTCGTAAATTTCATGATGGCCATACGCTCGCCATCGAACAGGGTCTGTGTTGCTACTGCGTCCGCCATGGGGCGTTCCTTCTGCGAAGTAAGGGCCGGTTATTTAGGCCGGCCCCCACCCTATACCATCGCTTTCGCGAACAGTCATTAGTCCTGTGCGGTCGTCTGCACGTAGCAGTACGTGACACGCACCTGACCAGCCGTAGGCTGACCAACTGACGTGACCGTAGCGACAACAGTGCCGTTCGTGCCGATGTCGTCCATCGCGGCGAGCTGTGCGGCGGTGAACGTCGGAAGGACGCGGATACCAGTCTTGGCGTTAACGCCACTGGCGTACTGCGTGCCGCCCGATGCCGTGCCGACAGACACAGTCGCCGAGGTGGCGCTGTTGTACTGCGTAAGCACGTCGACAATGATGTCCACGATCTGGCTGTCGTACGGCAGGTAAACCGTGCCGTTCTGCACCAGTGTGGCATCGAAGTCGATCAACACAGTCTGCGAAAGAACCGCAAGGCCGATGTTGGGTCCGCCTGACAAACCGGCGTTTATGTCGCCGGAGGCAAGTGGGCCGGTCCAAGTAGTCTGAGACATCTGTTTTCTCCTTCAGAGAAGAGAGGGGGGCCGAAGCCCCCCGCTCAGGTTAGATGCCCGGCGTACCGTACACGCCGCGCGGATCGGTCCAGCCGAACGCATAGCGTTCAGTGGCCTTGTAGCGCATGCTGTCGGTTTCGAAGTCACCCTCCATCGACTTCTCGAGGCCGCGACGCATCGCGAGCTTGAGACCCTCGGGCGCGTCGGTCTGAACCCAGAACGCCGTGGTCGAGGTGATACGCGAGAGGTTGGCCTGACCGCCATCCAGCAAACCCATTGATTTGACTGGATTAATGTCATTATTTGCCGTTCCGGCACGCAGCACAGACTTGAGGAGAACCTCAGCCTGAAACACGTTGCTCGGTCCAACGACCAACTTCTTCGGCGTCAAGCGGATGCGCTTGCCGTTGTTGTCCACGGCGTTGCGGATCTGCACCAGCAGCTGCTCAAGCGAGGTCTGCGACAGGTTTGCGGCCGTCGAGAGCTTGTTGGAGAAGGTGCCGTTGGCGATCGGGTGATTGGTGGCCACCAGCTCAACGCCGTCGCCGCCAGCGTAAGCTGCCGTGAACGAACGGTTGAGGATGTTGGCGCCAAGGGTTTCCTTGGTTTCAATCAGCGACTGTGCGAGGTGACGTGCATAGGTCTGACCGATGCGGATGTGATCACCATCTTCGACGAGGACCTTGGTCAGGGCAAATGCCAGACCGTAGACCTTGTACAGGTAGCGCTGAATGAACAGAACGCCGCCCGACTGGTAGGTGACCGGCATGCCATCTGGCAGTTCCGGTGCAGCGCCGAAGCCGTACAGGACAGGCTCTTCATGGTAGTTCCGGGGGATGCCCTTGAACTCTTTGAATACCTGCGCCCACTCATCGGCACGCTGGTCGTAGATACCGTTGAACTCTTCATTAAGAATAGGCTCAACGATGGAGCGGAAGTCTGTACTCCGCATTGGATTAGCCATTGTTCATGCCCTCCTTAATAAGCGGCGATGTTGGCAGTGTTCTGGTGCTCAGAAATCTGAACCAGAGCATTGACATACGTGTCGCCGAAGTTGTTGTCCGGACCCGGAACGATACCAATCAGGCGGAGGCCTGCGTTGGCGGCGGAAGATGCGACGTTCAGCGACTGCGACGACAGACCAGTGGTCGTGTTGCCGGCAGCGGCCGAGAAGTCGTACTGCTTACCGACGTCGGCAACAGCCAGAGCAGCGTTGCTCTGGATCTGGTACGTGATCGTCTGGTCGATGGTCACGTACGTGACGATCTCAGTAGCCACGGTGCCCGTGGTCCACTTGTTGGAGATGCGACGACGCTGGTCGCTGTCGGTCCATTCGACGCCCTGAAAGGTGCCGATGAACGCATCGCCAGCGGCGGCGACGACAATGGTTCCATCCGTCGGGTCGACTTTGACCGGCTGGTTCTGGAAGATATTTGCGGCGTACCCCGAGGTGCAAGTCATCGCGAACGGGCGCACAACGCCCGACGGATGGTTTACTGGGATAAGGCCGTAGGGGGATGCAGTGCTTGGCATGTCCTATTTCCTTAGAAAATTGATTGAGAGATGCCTTAGCTGAAAGCTGCCAGCCTCGGCGCGGCTTGACGAAAGTCATCCATACCGTCCCCTTCAATGAGCCGACCGCCGGACTGCTCGGCCTGCGCGCGGATGCTATCCGCGACTTCGGCGAGTTTGTCCTCTTCACGCAACGGAGCGTCGTAGTGAGCCTCCTTCATGAACCTCTGATAGAGGCTCTCGGGCAGCTTAAACGCGAGCATCTCGTTGACCGCGATCATGCCGACATATTCGCCGGTCTTGACCGAGGCATGAGCCATCCCGGGAACTTCTTCTGCCTTAACCGGCTCGTAACCGAGCTGGATGCGGCGATGAATTGGATCGCGCGGGTTGGTCGTGGTGAGCCAGCACACATGATATCCGGGTAGATCCGGTAGATCAGGAAGTGCGTCGTTAAATAGTTGAGCGCGGAACATCTCAAGTCGCTCGTCGTCGCTAACCTCGCGGCTTTCGGTGACCTGACGGTCATCCATTGCACGAGAGCGCCGAGCAACACCCGGTTCCTTCTTCAGGCGGTCGTCCATACGATCATCATTCATGTTGGCATACTCCTTTAGTTAGCCGAACCGTTTTTGTCGTAGGCCTGATACGCCTTGAGCATTTGGTTGCGACGTGAAACGTCGTCCCAGATGCCCGCTTCGATCATAGCCTGCTTACGTTCGGGTGTCACGTAGATTTCTTTACGGGTGGAAGTCGGCGCATATTCGCGCGTCTGGCCCTGTGGAGGCGCCCTACGGCGCGGTGTGCCGGCGGCCGGTGCCTCGTCCGCCGAACCGCCCACACGGGACGCCACGCGGCGCGTCAGCTCCTCCCAATAGCTCCGCGACGTCGGGTCGTAGCCGGCCGCCGTGAGGCTGTTGTCGATCGCCTTGGTGACGGCGCTGTCCTCGTCGCGGCCCGACGGATCGTACCACGGATTGGCCGACAGCCACTCCTTGGCGTAGTTCACCGTGCGGGGGTCGGCGCCCGGGTTGGCGTGCTGCTGGCGGGCCTGCTCGACCTGCTGCTTCTGCTGCCAGAGCATACCCGCCTCGCGCTGCGCCTCGTCGCGCAGACGCATGGCCGTGGTCACGTCGTCACCGTTGCCGGCCTCGACGGCGCGGGCGATGATGCTCTCCGCCTGCCGCACTTCCTGCTGCACCTGATTGAAACGCTGGTCGATGGCGCTGACGTTGCTGGCCAGCGTGTTGCCCTCGATGGCCGCCACGCGGCGCGCCAGCTCACCGTTCTGGTGACGCAGCATCTCCAGTTCGCGCTGCGCGCTCTCCTTGGCGCGCTTCTGGACCTCGCGACGCTTGACGCGGCGCCTGCGGCTCTGGCTCTCGATCTCGTCGTCGGTGTCGTCCTGACTGGAGGCTAGGCGCTCGTCCTCGCCGTCGTCCTCGTCCTCAGCGTCGTCTGCCGTGTCGACGGGTGCCTCTTCGGGCGGCGTGCCCTCGATGATCTCGAACTCGTCTTCAGTATCTGGTGTATCACTCATGACCGGCTCCTCTCAGCCTTATAGCGACGGGTGTCGCTAGATCGTTAAACAAACGCCTTCACCGTCAGCGGATCGCCCGGCACTGCGCCGAGCAAGTCGAGATCGTTGAACAGCACGAACAGCACTTCATCTTCGTTGTTTGGACCGTGCTTAACTGTCCACTTGTCGCCGCCGTACTTTGGCGTGCGAACGAAGTCTCCCGGCGCGGCCCACGAACCCTCGGGCCACGCTTCTTGCGTGTTGCGGTTTTTGAACGCGAGGCTGCCCACGGCGATGACCTTGGCCACCTGCGTGTTCCACTGCTCGGTGTCCCGAGCGTCCTGCGTCAGGATGATGCCGCCGGCCGTCTTGCGCTTGGCAGAGCGGATCTGCACCAGCACGCGGCTGCCGAACGGCACGAAGTTGGGATCGACAGGCGGGAACGCCTCGTCGAGGTTACTGTACGCAAATGATACTTGGTTGATGATGTCGGACATGGGTGCTCCATCCGTGTCGTTGTTATAGGTCAAAGCCTTTTCGCTCGTGCTCTTTGACCAGATCTATCAGCACGATCTTGGCGCGCTCGATGCCTGCGTACAGGCCGACAGCGCGTCCGAAGTCGTATGCCTCTCGGCCCGAGGGTTGCTCCAGCGTCTCTCTAGCAAGCATGGCCTGCTCTTCCACCAGCCGCTGGAGCAGCATCTCGATCCTCATGCAGGCGTCTTGGGTGACGTCGACACTTTGGGCATGGTGCCCATCGCCATCTTCTTGTGCTGCGAGACGGCGTCGCCGCTCACGGTGCCGCCCGGTGTCGGGCCTGTCGCGTTGTTTTTTGCCACTTGCTTCTCCTTACGGGTTGGGGTTGATCCCGGTCCCTGTGCTGACCGCGATACGTTCACCAGACATGATCTCGGCCTGCGCGAGTTGCATGGCCGTCTGGTTATCTTGCTGGTTCATGGTCATGCGCGCGTTCAGCTCGGCCGCCTTGCGGGCGTCCTCGCGGCCCTGACGCAACTGCTCCAGCTGCTGTTCGATCTGCAGCTTCTGCGCCTGCAGCTGCTGCTCGACCTGATCCTTCGCGGCCTGCGCCTGCATCTTCTGCCCCTCGAGCTGCATCTGCGCCTGCGCCTTCTGCCCATCGAGCTGCATGCGCTGCCCCTCGAGCTGCATCTGCGCCTGCGTCTTCTGCGCGTCTGCCTGCATCTGCGCCTGATCACGCTGCGTCTGCATCTGCATCTGCGCCTGATCACGCTGCGTCTGCGCCTGCAGCTTCTGCCCCTCGATGGCTGTGCGCGGATCCTGCGGCGGCTGCGGTGCGAACTGCTGCATCATCTCCATCGCCTGCGCGATGATCGGCGGCAGCGAGGCGAAGATGTTGGCCGCGTCGCCCACGACGCTCTGCGACGCCTCGGCCAGCATGCGATCAAAGGCGCGCCGGGCCTCGTGGTCCTTCAGCAGCTTCATCTCCTCGCTGATGTCGACGCCGCTCGTCTCCTCGGCCAGATCCAGCACCGTCGCGGCGTACCACAGGGCGACGTGCTCCTTGAGGTGCTGCAGGATCACCGGCAGGTACTGCGGCGCGATGAGCTGGCTGCCACCCAGCGCCGGGCTGGTCATGTACGCGAGGTGCGTCTTGAGGTGCGCGATGTGGTCCTGCTCCGGGAAGGCCACGACGGGCTTGCCCATGGTGGCCGTGACGTTCTCGTTGACGGCGTTCTGCTGCTTCGGCTCCAGCGGCGGTACGAGCAGCTCCTTGTAGTTCGGCACGCGGAGCGTCTCGAGCAGCCGCTCCTCGACCTTGCGCGCGTTGTACAGCTGCGGCACGGCGGCGGCGCGGGTCGACACGGCCTGCACCTGAGCGAAGCGTTGCGCCTCACTGAAGATGGTCGGGTCGCTGACCGGCACCACGTCCTTGGGGCCTTGGAAGTCGGCCCGCGTCGCCAGCTCCTCGCCGACCTCGCGTTCAGTGTCGTCGTCGTCGAGGTGCATGCCGTTCAGGCGGTGCAGGATGTCGAGCGTCTGCGCCATGGCGTTGTGCAGCCGGCCGTGGATGGCCGAGAACACCGTCATGCCCTCTTGGATCAGGGCCAGCGTCGTGCCGACCGGCGCGTTCGGGTTCTGGTCGGCGAGGTTGTCCATCGACGTGCGGACGACGCCCTTGCCTGCGTCGACGACGAAGCCGAGCAACTGGAACAGCGTCGGCGACGGCGGGTTGAACGGGATCGGCATGGCGATCTTGCGCACGTCATCGATGTTGATGCCGCCCTCGATCTCCTCGACCTGCGTCGGCTGGATGTTCAGCGACTGCCCGCCGCGCGTGCCGCCCTTCAGCTTGAGCATCGTCGGCACGTTCTGGATGTGCGCGCTGTCCATGAGGGCGCGCAGGGCGCCCGTCGCGGCGGCACTGAGGCCGCCGATCATGTGCGGCAGGCCGATCGGGTACGCCCCGCGCCACGGGATGAAGGGCCACTCGACGAACCACGCCAGCGGCTCGCGGCTCTCGTCCTCCTCGTCCCAGTTGCGGTAGATGCTCAGCACCTTGCCGCTCGACTTGTCGACGGTCAGAATGTACGGCGCACTGCCGTCGCCCTCGACGTCGGCCACGGCGTGGATCTCGAACACGGTGCGCAGGCCGTCCTCGTTGTAGCTGGTGTCGCTGCGGCCCTCGATCTTGTCGTTGGCGACGTCGACGATCGAACGCTCCGGCTCCATGCTCGGCGGCGTCAGCTCGACGTCGCGGTACATGCCAGACTTTACACGCTGCTCGTAGTCGAGCTGCGTCAGGTACTGCACGTGCGTCTTGCGCTGCGCGCTGTTGAAGTTCGTCGCGGCGAATGGCAGGTACATGTCGTCGATCGCGACGAACAGGAAGTCCGGCCGGTTGCGCGCCTCGTCCCACGTGATCTTGAGGTACTGCGCACCGCCCAGTGGCACCTGCGTCAGCAGCTGCTCCAGCTCGGCGCGGAACGTCTTGCTCTGCACCGTGAGCTGCCAGTTCATCATGCGCGTCTTGCGCTTGGCCTTCTGCAGCTTCTTCATGGTGATCTCGCCCTCGATCAGGTCCTTCACCGGACCTTGGGGCGGGAGCAGCTCGCGGATGGCGCGCGACGCGAAGTCAATGCATGCCTCCGTCATCATCGGATGCACGACCTTCGACGCGCCTTGGAACTGGGCGCCGCCGGGTGCGTCGTCACCGAGGCCGGTGCGGCGGATGCCCTCCTCGTACTGCTCGTCGCGCTTCTTGCGCGCCTCCTTGTCCTTGCTGATCAGGTCGAGGAAGCGCGTCGACAGCGTGCTGAGTTCGCTGTCCGGCATCTCCTCCGCGAGGTTCGAGTAGAACTCGCTGTCGCCCGGCGCCTCTTCGTCGCCGAGACGCACGATCGCGCCACCGTCCTCGGTGTCCTCGACGTCGGATACCTCCTCATCGATCTCGACCATCTCGCCTTCGGTGTCGATGTCGTCTTCGTCGTCCATCATGCGTCAGTCCTCACTGGCTGTACGGGTTGGTGACGACCCGGGGCGGCGGCCGAGCGCCGGCATCCTTGGGCTTGTCCTTGATGAGGCGGATGAGGCCCTTGTCCAGACACAGGCGGATCGCCTGCGTGCAGGCGTCGACGTGGTCATCGTGCTTGATGCTGCCGCCGCCGGCGAAGCTGCACAGCTGCGTCACCACGGCGTCGCACCACGTGCGCGCCTTGCCGGGGAACTTCTCGCTCTCGGGCAGCCAGACGCGGCGCTGGGCGAACACGGGGCTGACGATGTGCAGGCGGGACAGCTTGTCGGCGCGCCCCGGGTTGTATGCGTACGCCTCGATGCCCGTCTCGGCGAGCATCTGGCGCAGCGAGATGCCGCTGCCCTTGTCCTCGATCAGCAGGATGTCCGGCTTGCGGCCGCTCGTCATCGGCTTCGACGCGCCGAACAGCGGCTTGATCAGCGCCTGATCCTCGTCGTCGCCGTACGCGACGTTGAGTTCCTTCTTGACGCGCTTCATCAGCGCCGGCAGCCCGAGGTGGTCGTCCCAGCAGTCGAGGAGCATGACTTGGCTGGACTTCTTGTGCTCGAACACGCCCCACGTCGAGCAGGCCGTCGGATCGGGGTCGCCCTTCTTGTCGAGGCTCTTCTCGGTGTACGCCGTGTCGAGGGACATGATGATCCAGTCGAAGCGCGGCAGCGGCTGCTTCGCCGGCCACAGCTTGAACCACGATCTCCGGATGATGCCTGCCTCTTCAGGATCCAAGAGTTCCGCGTACAGCTCTTGACGGCCCAGCACGGTTCCGTCGTACTGCTCCAGCTGCCTGAAGAAACTCTCCGGCAGGTTCGCCTTGTTGTCGAACGTGCTGCCGCGCACGATGATCCGCTGGGCCTGCGGCGCGGACAGCTTGCGAATGATGTCGCGCGGCTTGGGTGTCGTGGTCCACAGCACCTGCGGCGCCGGGCCGAGGCGCATACCCATCAGCGCCATATCCCACACCTCGTCGGCGTACATCCACGCGGCCAGCTCGTCGAACCAGCCACGGCAGTGCTGGGGACCGCGCAGCCGCTCCGGCTTCTCGGCCGTGAAGCCACGGATCGTGGACACGCCGCCGGCGATGTTCTTGATCTTGACGATCATGTCGCTCTTGTTGTGGTCGATCAGCAGATCCGGCGGAAGCACGGACAGGATGCCGCTCTCGCCCTCGAAGCATGTGTACTTGACGTCGCTGTACGTCGGCGCGATCACGGCGCTGTCGAAGCCGCTGGCGTCCTCGTACGCGGCGCGCGTGATCCACTCGGCACCGACGCGCGTCTTGCCGAAGCCGCGCCCGGCGAGGATGCCCGCCTGCGTCCAGTCCGTCTCGGGCAGCAGCTGGCTGGGGCGCGCCGTGGCACTCCACCGGCGTTGCCAGTCGAGGTAGATCTGCATGTCGTGAGGCAGGCCGCTGACGAGCGTGGCGAGGTCGGCGGCGCCGCGAGGCATCGCCTTTCCGCTTGGCAGGGTCAGCGCGGCCGACATCAGTGGCGGCGGTGGTCGTCGCGGTACAGGTCGAGCGTGTCACGCAGCTGCATGTTGGTCTCGCGCACCTTGTCGTATCGATCGGCCAGTAGGTCGCAGTGGCGCTGCACGCTCGCTAGGTCGAGCGCGGCATCCACCAGCGCGTCTTCGGCATCGGCGAGGTCTGCCTCCAAATCGGCGATCCGCCGCCACGGGTTCCTCGGCACGTCGAGAGGCCAGCCCCAGTTCCAGTTCATCATGCATCCCCCCGCTTCGCGTCACGCATCGCGGCCGCCAGTGACGCTGCGATGGCGGCGGTGTCGGCGGTGCCCTCGATCTTCAGCGCCTCGCCTTCCTTGTTGCCGATCGTCGTCTGCGTCTTGGCGCCGTACTTCTTCGGGTTCCAGCAGGCCAGCAGCTTCAGCCGCGTGTCGACCTGCGCCCGACGCCACTGCACGTGGCCCGGGTCGATGCGTCCCTCGACGCGCGCCGGCTCTGCATCGATCAGTGCGAGGGCCTGCTCGGCGAGGGCGTCAGTGCCCACGTCACGCGCGTGGGCGTACGCGACTGCCAGCGCTTCGTCCGCCGCTACCCACTTGCCCCAGTTGACCGGGTGAAACCCCAACTCACGACCCAGCGCAGCCAGCGTCTCACCCAGAGCGAGGCGCTCAAGGACTTCCGCTTCGAGTTTTGGGGTGCGCTTTGTCGGCGT